AATTGGCTGTACCACTCTGCGCCATAAACCAACAGGAAATTGAAATTATTATTAAATTAAGGGATGTAAAAGACTGTATTTATGGTAAAAATAGTATATATCAAGTTTCTGATTATATAGGCGAGTCTCCAAAAGGACTCATAAAAAGTGCTAAAATAACACTGGAAATGGTTTCGATAGACGAAGAAGAAAAACAAAAGTTAAGTAATCAGAGAATAGACTACATTATAACTCAAATACAGGAAAGTAAATCTATAATACCAATAGATGCAAATATAGATAATTATATAGATGTTACTCATAGACTCCAATTTAAAAATCCAGTAAAAGAACTTTTTTTCATCGTTCAAAGATTAAGAAAGGTTGTAGGTGGTCATTTTGTAACTAATTTTGATTATGATTCAGTATTTCAATTGTATAATGGTGATTACATAAATTATGAACACTTAAAAAGTTTGGAACTTAAACTCGACGATTCGACCGTATTAGACGAAAAAACGGGTAACGTTATAAACTTACGCGCGGTACAAAGTGGTATACACCATTCAAGAACGCAATTGTTCAGAAGATACTATTCGTATAGTTTTGCACTCGAACCCGAACGGTGGTATCCAACGGGACAAAAAAATTTTAGTTTAATTAAAGATCAAATATTAAAAATGAAAATAACACCTGATACAAATGCAGAAAGAGAACTTAGAGTTTTAGGCCTAAGTTATAATATACTCCGTGTAGAAAACGGTATCGCTAAAACACTGTTTAACTTATAGTATAATGAATCAACAAGAAAAAGACGCAAACACAAACTTAATTGAACAAATACAGGAATCTGCCATTAACATTATCCAACCCGTATTCGAAAAGTCCATGATACTCGCCGCAGAGTATGCAAAAGCGTGTGGGCGCGATATTGTTCTCGCCGAAGATATGGAATACGCCATGAAATACTGTGCCATGCACGAGGTTGGTAAAAAGTTAGGAACACATTTCCCGGAACTTTATGATGAAGAGTCTTCAGGTGACGAAGAAATTGAAATCGAAGAAGACGAAGACGTTCCTTTTACGCGATATTCAGGAAGAGAATACAAGTTTGTAAAAATGAATATGGCATACGACAATTGGAACACATGGGAACCCAAAAATCCGTCAGAACGGATGTTAAAAAATGCCATAGATAGTAATGAACACATCAGATCCGGAGGGATGGTCAACGACTTCTGAATATTTTAAAATATACGGCGATGAAAGTTCTAATTCTGAATCAGATACGGAATCGGATACGGAATCAGATATAGAATCTATAAATGTTGGTATGCTCAAAGGGTATCTAAATCCACAACACTATAAAAAGATTTTAGTCGAAGAAGAATTACTCCCAGATTAAAATCTCAGGATACTATATAAAAATGTCTACTGCTGCTGAAACTGTTACGCTCGTCACGCGTGAACTCGAATCGCAATCCCTCAACGCGATCGTTGCTGGTTTTTCCTTTGCCGCTGCTTTGTCCTGGATGGACTTGGTAAGATGGTTGGTTAACCAAGTTGTTAAGGTTAACAAGAACGGTGGTATGAACTACACGCTCACTGCCTTGTTCACGACGCTCTTGTCTATCTTGGTATACGTCGGTATCTCTCGTGTTTCCACGCGTGTCCAAAAGCCAGCGCAACCAATCTTTGCGGTTACTCGATAAGCCTTGGTTTTTTCATAACCAGTAATAAAAATAATCCGGTTGCGACTATCATGAATATAGATATAAACGCATCCCATCTATGCGGATCCTCTAATTCGGGGATACTCATAGGTGGTGGAAGAGAAAAGTCTCTTTCCAAATTAGTCACGTTCTCGAGTTTATCGGTAGAACACGTTACGGCAAGTTTAAGTATATGGTTCGCGTTTCTAAAATCATAGGGTATCAATCGGTTATTGCTACTATAATAAAACTGTACCCTTAAACTCGATATCGTCTTTTGTGACCCGGAATCGAAATTGTGTTCGACTGTATCATCTACACCCGAATAATTAATCACATCCCCACACAAAAGTATACGTCCTGTATAAAAAGGTATTTCAGAAAACACGGTTTTGTTAAATTCGTCCGAACCACTACTCAGTTTAACAATAATCGCATCCGCGCCTTGTAAATTAATGCTTCCCGTTTCGAGCGTTGTTCCAGAGGAGGCTACGTTACTTGCAGGCAAACCTAAAATATCGTGTGGTGTCGTGTACCCACTCACACCAGTCGCGTACCCGTTCGTACCCCCGTAAAACTCAAACGTAAAAGGTGCACTACCCGTAAACGTTATGGCATTCGTTTCCTTATCAAATATAGCGGATGTAATATCAGTAGAGGCTGTTACAATAGCTTGTGCCAAATCTTGACCGCTATAGTTTCCTATCGGTATGGTGACTGGTGTACCATTTATATCGAACTGGTTATTTCTATCGTGTATGAGGTACTGACTATTGTGTATACGTGCAGAAATGAGCGATATTTTTGTCACGTCATAAATGGGATTTTTTAAGTGGACGACGTAATCACCTGGGTTTGGGTACAGAACAGGATCGCGTTCGCTACTGTCTATATCTAAGGTATGTACCTTCATTAAAATATATGAACAATATTTTAATGAGTGTATATCACGGTTCAACTATTTATTTAATTACGAGAGACTGTGAACCAGTGGATTATTTGCGAGCTGTCTTTTAGCCACATCTAAGCTTGTACTCGATGCGTTTGGATTTTCGTACCCTTTATAAGCATTGAATTTATGGTAATCGTTGTTTCTATATTGTTGCGTCCACGCACCGTCCGCGGCGTTTACTCTTCCGTCAATTCGTGTTGTATCCGATCGAACACTCGTGACCATACCACCTTGGTTAAGAGCATCGGCGCGAACATTCATTCTCCCTGGACCAGCCATACGGTTCGCTTTACCACGACGGTCATCTGGCCTGAACCCATATTTCATAAGTTCTTCTACCGTATGCTGCGTACCATACGTCCTCTTCTCACCAATTTTACTCGCCGGTGAACTCAAATATCCACCAACAAAACTACTTATACCCGGTGCAGGTTGGTTATTGTACTGATACTGTTCCATGTTACCATCCTTCTTGTTACGAGTCGGTTCTTGTGCGCGTGTAAGCGCAGAAACCGTTCTCTTTGCACTCGCGTACCCCAAAGTATCCGTACGTAACCCGGTTTCGGATCTATTCGTAGTTCTTTTCGTTCGCTCGTGTTCAGCTCTTGGCGTTCTACCACTCATACCTTGTGCTCTACCTGGTACTGGTGGAAGTCTACCTTGAAGAAAAGCGGTCTTTTCTGGTCTGTTGTGTGAAACTTCACCAACAATACCTCGTCGACCACCTTTAGAGTCGTAAGCCGGACCAGATCTACCTGGCAAAGTTGTTAAACGGTATGCACCGACATTTTCTGGGTTCACGCGGAACAACTGTTGATGACCACCAAATGCAGGTACATCCGGACCAACACCCAAACCTGGACCAACGAGCTGTTTCTCAACTGGTGAAAGATTATTCATTCTACCCGCGTCGTACATGCGATTTCGCATGTTCAGTATTTCGCCCCCGGAAGACCTACGTTGTGGTGCAATTTCAGCAAACGAACCAGTTTCTTCCTTGGACGTATACGATGGTTCAACCAATGGTGATAAAGGACCTAAATAATCAGATTCTATGGTGATATCTCTGTTTGCAAATTCGGAAGAGACTTCCTGTTCTTGAATAGGGTTACCTTCTACTGTATACATTTCATTTGGACGACTTAATTTTCGACCAGCATAAACTAAACCGGCTATAGCCAATATTGAGATGGGATCAGCCATTCTTATTTCTTATTAAGATTTTTATTGAGGTATCTTTGCTGAAACAAACCATTTTGTGTTTCTGCTCGTGTACTCATGGGTTCGTATGTTTGTGTTCGAAGTGGAACTTTACACTCGACGTTTTGGAGCGGGTGGAAATTTCTTTCATACGTTTTTGCCAAGACCTTGTTAAAACGGGACGTGGATTGGGGTCTGAGTTGATCGGAAGTTTCTATGTATTGCGCTGGTGCACCTTTACCTGCCATGTACGGCGCAGTTCCATACAACATCGTGTTTGGGCGACTTGAACCGTAGTTCAGAGTACTGGGCTGGGGATACACAAAAACTTCTTCAGTTGCACACACGGATGGAACCGCATGATCTTGTACAACTTTCATACCTGGTTGGAGTTGATACGCCATTTATTATTACAAAATATTTTGTTTAAGCAAATCGAGTATCTACTTTACTTTATTTATTTTATATGATTTAGTTTCTCACGTCCCCGTTTGGTGCTAAACCGGAAAAGGCTTCGAGTTGTACGCCTCTTGCATCTGGATCACATAATCTTGGGTCTTGTCTACACGTGTTTTGTCTCTTACCGTGAATAAACTCGTAATAAGGGGTATTACCAATAGAAGTATCTGGCATACTTATGAATTGTCTAGATAAGGCGTTTTTCTGGTATTCTGGCATAGACGAACGAGACCGCGCTGGACCATAATTTATACCTTCTGTTATGTAATCATTCACGGGCTTTCTCACGGTAGGATAATAACACGATTGTGGCCTATCTGGTCTGTCTACGTAATCCGACATGAGCACGTTACCCATTGGATTATCTCTCGTAGGCACGAGACACTCTTTACCAATGTTGTTATACGCCGTAGTTGGTCTAATAGAATTATCCTTTACCATGTTGGATTTTTCCATTATATAAAGAACACCGAGTGCAGTAACACCCAAAACGAAAATACGAGGATCTCTGTTTATGAGATAGACTATACACGTCGCATAAATGATAAAACGTGCCGATGCATTAACACGTTCTGCTGAAGATTGTGTTTTTGACGGCCAAAATTCGAGGACTTTATCTGTACGAATCAATTGTTTTGGATCTTCAAACCAAGATGTCATTTATATATATTGACTTTATTTTTTCAACATGCCACCTAACATGCCTTGCATGGTTTTCATGAGTGCACTTTCATCTAATTCCGAACCGTCGTCTTTCATTTTGTCTGCGCACTGTTTAGCTACATTTTCAATCATAGAAAGAGTGTCTTCTGGAATAGAACTGATAGTTGTACCGAGCATGTATAAAGTTTGAACATACTGCCAAATAGCATCTTTTGTGTTCTGTGAACACGAGGACCAGTGCTTTTCGAGATTTACATCTTTCATGAAATCCAAGTTTTTAGATTCGTTTATGAAAAAGGTATCGTCTTTAGCGGAAATTTTATCCGCGAACGGCGTAACGCTTGCCATAAATCCATCGACTACTAACCGAGGATTCGTCTCTTTCATTAAATCGAACGCCGATAAGCATTTCTTCAAGCCTTTTTCTTCTGGAAATGTCTTGTGTAATTCCACAAGAAACTGGCCCATCATTTCATTAAATGCAGATACAGATGTCATTTTTATACTGTAAGTGCGTATTATATCTTTAAGTAAATAAAATTAAAAAGGTTCAGTTGATATGGTTTCCTTCTTACCTAAACCATTCGTAACAATAAAAAATACTAAAATTGCGTTGAGTGCGGCTGGTTTCGCGTATGCACTCACGGGAAGCTTACCTTCGTTATTTAGTCTCGCTTTAAAGTGTATGTACCCAGCTGTTAGTAAAGCGGCAATTATACCGGCCCACGCGGGATCTCTCAAATAGTCTTCAAACTCCATTTATCTAATAGTAACCAACTTTTTTTGCACGAGTTTCAGATGCGTCTGGAAACAAAACCTCTTCATCCTCTCTTTCTTGTACTGGGGGAGCGGTATTTATAGTCCTGAACTCGTTATCTAAAGGTGACGTTTGTGGTTGTTGCGGTTCTTCTTCCATTGGTTGTGGTTCTTCTTCCATTGGTTGTGGTTCTTCTTGTTCTCTCTCCATTGACTGTTCGAACGGTTCTTCTGAAGTTTCTTCCATACCTTCTTCGAGAATGTCCGGATCTTCCGAATCACCAACTTCGGCTTCACCCACATCCAAATCTTGACCTTCTTGTGTCTGAGACATATATGTTTGTAAAATTTGTTGAACAGGTATGAGTTCCTTTATGGAATTTTCTATACACGTGGAAAACCTTTCGTATAATTTATCATTTCTCGCGTGTTCGTTTTGGTTTTCGTGATAAATGTACGGATCCTGGTACAAATCTTTAGCGACGTTGTTATAACACGTCTGAATAAACACCTCGTTCGTAGGAAGTTTGAGTGAAATTTTCTTATTATCTTTGTTCAAACGAACAGCTGATAAAATTTTAACACAACTTACGAATACCGCGGCTAATAAGTCATTAAACCACGCACACCGATTCGTTATATTATCCGTGTGCTGTTTTGACATAGCATCACTCCAATTTGGAACTTCTTTTAAAAGTTTTTGATACATGACAAGAACTTTTCGACCTTTCGAAAGTTTATACGCCTCTTCGTATAAGTTCTCGAAGGTTTCGATCATGACTGGGCACATGAGTAAACACAATTGACCAACGTATTCGCGTCGCGCTTCTACTAATATATTTAATGGATCACTCATATTTGTGATTAATTAGGTTTTTTTATAAACTCGTATCACGCGTTTCGCCTGTATTTATTCGCAGCCTTTTTAAGGTTTACAAAAGATGGGAATTCTCCTAAATCTTCTGTATCTTCGTGCTGAACATTTTTAATAGATTTTTTGGGTTTCCATGAAATACAGAGTTCGTATTCACCTATTTGTTGTACAGTAAATCCACCTATTTCAAATTGACGTTTTATATACTGTAACGCCTTTACTCTGTTAAAGTGTGGGTGTCCCATGACAAACGAAGGAATCTGACAAAATAAATATTTGTGTCCTAATTCAACAGATTGTCTTATCTTTTTTGATACCTGTTCGTATATTTTAACATACGTCTCTTTTTTTAATCGATTCCTTTTTTCAGTTATACGTGATATTTCATCAATACTGATCATTACATTTTATTGAGAACTTTTAAATACGAATTTTACCGTACATACTTTGTGGTTCTGGTATAACCTTTTCTATAAAATTTTTACTTTTTATGATATCTATTTCACTTTGTCTAACATTCGTATAATCTTCAAACTCTCTTCCTTTTATAGACGTTTGATAAATACTTGGATCCGATGGTGGACTGTAATCTATAGGCTGTGTTGCCAAACTTAAAACGGTCGCCTTACCATCAATAATTCGTATGTCTGATGTAACAGCAAACCCTAAAGAAAACCCTTTATGTTTAACCGCCATAAACATACACCTGTACATTTCCTGGTTCGTTTCTTTGTGTACGTATTTTTTTACCAAGGTAGTTTCTATAATATACGTACAAAGTCCCGTTCTTTTTGATATTTCTTTATTTGTCGCGAATACCATTTCCTGCATGAGATCATTCGTGACTTCAACATCTTTATCGTATTCAATATATTCGGATAAATCAACAGTTGTATCTTTTATTACTATAGGTCCTATAGGTTTAGTGTATCCAGATAATCCAAAGGATTCAGTGAATTTTTCTGTCCTGGACATACTTATGAGTACAATAAGTAGTAATAATACCAATATAAGCTTCATTATTTAATATTAAAGGTTATTTTTTTATTAATTATTAAATAATATTATACAAAAAAAGTATACACAAAACATAGAGGGTTTTTAAAAAATCTTTGTCAATAAAAGTACCGACTACTTATAAAAAATAATTTTATTTCATTCACTTTTTACTTTTTGGAATTCGAATATATAATTATTTTTTTCAAGTGGTCGGGACTTTTCTTGACAAAGATTTTATTTTTTTACTGTTTAATTTGTGTATAAAATGTTTTTAAAAATAAAAGTATACCTAAAACATAGAGGGTTTTTAAAAAATCTTTGTCAATAAAAGTACCGACTACTTATAAAAAATAATTTTATTTCATTCACTTTTTACTTTTTGGAATTTTTCTTTTTTGTTCGTCTTCTTTGCAGCTACATGAGCCTGTATTCATGAGTTCCCATTCCCCTTCGGCTTCGCATTCGGCTTTATATGATTTACTGATTTTTTATACATTTTTGTATTATTGCCCACGTTTTCTGGTTTTCTATTGTTTCGTGGACTATTTTTTTGTAAATGTAATAAATCTATATTCTCGATAATATTAATAAATTTTACGTTTATCTGGTTTTGAGCGTCTTTTTTCAACCTCCCCCCTTTAGTGAGATTGGTAGGCCCCATTACTAAAAATTTTTTATCAAAATGTTTTTCTATAAATTGCTGAACACGCGTGATAGATTCTTTAATTTTTGGATCTTTAATTTGTTGTTTAAGTTTTGGTGCTGACAAATAAATACTGTTTAGAAAAAAGTGGGCGTCGTATATAAAT